TGGCTGGAATTCTAGGTCAAGCGGCTTCAGTTTCATTCGAGTACGGTCCTGAAGGTTCAACAGCAGGGTTCGTCAAGTACACAGGAGAGGCACTAATGACTTCTTACGAGAAGAGTGGTGCTATCGGAGATGTAGTGTCATACTCAGCAGAGTTCCAAGTTACAGGTGCTATTACTCGCGGTACCTACGCATAACAAATAGATTCAAAAAAACTTAATAAATTATCGTGACCAATCAATCTAGTGTCCCAAGGAGAATAAAATGACAGATTTACGCGGAAAGATATTTGAAGCCGATGATATTACGAAAGAGTTACTTGAAGTTCCTGAATGGAAAGTAACTGTCGAGATTCGTTCAATGACAGCGGCGCAACGAGCAACACTTACTGAAGGGGCAACCTCGGCAGATAAAGTGGATGTTTCTAATATGTACGCAAAGACTGTTATCGCAACTGTGTTTGACCCTACAACGGGTCTGCCAGTCTTTACAGAGCAAGACCGTGAAGCAATTCTTTCTAAGAATGGCGCAGTCATTGAGCGTTTGGCAACAAAGGCTCTTGGCAGTTCAGGTCTAGGTGACAAGGCGGTAGACCAAGCACAGGCTCGATTTCCTAAAGAATCCTGAGAGACGGTTTCTTTTCGAACTAGCAGAAAAGTTAGGTCGGACGGTGGGTGAACTTCTTTACGGAAGCACAGCCCACCGCCCACTTAGCAGTATGGAATTAACTGAGTGGAACGCGCTCTATCTTCTCAAAGAAAAAGAACGCGAGAAAGCCGAGAGAAGAGCAAAGGCGAGGAGATAAATGGCTGAATCACCAACCATGGAAGTCCGCGCTCGGTTATCGGCGGACTCAGCCCAGTTCACTCAAGGAATGGATAGAGCCGTTAAATCGGCTAATGAGTTCCAACAGGCTTCATCTAAATTACAAAAATCATTAACAGCGATTGGCGTTGTTTCAGGAGCGGCAATCGCTGGAATAATTGCTTTTGGAGTTAAGTCTTTCAAAGCGGCCGCAGAGGTTGAGCGTTTAGATTTAGCGCTTGAAGCAGTTGGTGTATCAACTGGCAAAGGTTATGAAGCCTTAAAAGAAACATCCGATGGGATGCGACGCCTTGGAATCCAAGCGGCGGTTGCTCAACAAACAACTCTTAAGTTTGCCCAATCAAACATAGATTTATCTAAGGCAACCGAACTCGCAAAAACAGCGCAAGACTTATCGGTAGCCTCAAGCATTAGCGCTGAACAAGCACTTCAATCAGTAACATTCGCAGTCACAACAGGTAACACCCGAGTTCTTCGTCAGATAGGTATTACTACTGGAGCCTCTGACGCTTATGAAAGATACGCCCGTTCTATCGGTAAAGCGGCAAAAGATTTGACCATGGCGGAACGCCGTCAAGCAGTTGTCAATCTTGTTCTAAAAGAGGGAACTAAAGCGGCGGGCGCCTATGCCTTGGCTCTTGAATCTCCAGCAAAACTTATTACTCTCTTTGGTGACCTACACAACGAACTTCAAGTTGCCATGGGTGGAGCCTTAGTAAAAGGCTTTGGACCAATCATTAAATCACTTTTTAGATTTGAAAAAACTATCGTTGATTCTATTTCATCGGGTGGCAAACTTGAGGTAATTATTGAGGCTATACAAAAAGTCATTGTCAAATTGACCACTCCAATTTCTACCGCTATTGATAAATTCTCTGATTTTATCGAAGGCATGGATTTGACTGGCACCAAGGTGAATGACCTTGCTTCTAAATTTGAAATGATTCTTCCAGTATTAGCAGGTTTTGGCGCGGCGTTTGCGACAAGCGCTGGAAAAGAAATTTTTAGAGGTATTCCTATTTTTGGAAATCTTTTACAAAAACTAAGTCCAATTCCTGTGGCTTTTCTCGCAATGGCTTTAACTTCAAGCCAAGTTCAAACGGCGTTTGGCAGATTACTAAAGGCTCTTAGTCCTCTTTTAGATGTAGCCAAAAATGTTGGCGCTGTATTTGGTAAAGTTTTAAGCGGAGCCGTTATGGTTTTTGCTAAAGCAATTAACGGCGTTGCTAGTATTATTGAAAAACTTACTGGTTTTTTTCAAAGAAATAAAATTGTCCTTCAGATTTTAGTTGGTGTTTTAGCGGCTGTTACCGCTGGTTTAATTGCCTACAAAATTTCACAAACATTGGCTGGTAAAGCAACTGACTTGAAGAAGAGAGCAGTAGACCTTCTAAATAGGTCTTTAGTAATTTTGAGAAGCACTACCTTTTTATATGTCGCGGCTATCGCGGCTCTCATAGCGGCCTTTGTCATAGCATGGCAAAACAGCGAAACCTTCCGAAATGTTGTTACTGATGCTTTCAATAAGGTTGCCACAGCCGTAGGTACCGCTTTAGCATGGATTCTGACTGGACTTGGTAATCTCTTAATTGCCTTTGGAACGGCTATTGCTCCTACTACTTCCTTTGGGCAAACACTTATTAAGGTATTCCAGTTTATTTATACAACTACTTTGACGGTTGTTATTGGCGTGGTCAAAGCGTTGATGATGTTCCTCAATGCCTTAAAATATGTAACTAGCGGACAGACAGCCTTTGGCAAAGTAGTTCGAGCAGTTCTAAATTTTGTGTTCAAAGCCTTCGCAGTAGTAGTCGGTGGCATCCTTAAGTTCATCGGCTTCTTCCTAGAGGGTCTAGGTATGTTGCTTGATACTCATGGCTTAGTCGGCAAGATTATTGGAATGATTCTTGACTTCCTATGGAAATCCTTTGCTACCGTAATTGGCGGAATTATTAAGTACATTGGAATGTTTATTGAGTTCCTAGGTAACCTTCTTGATACAAACGCCCTAGTAGGTAAGTTGATAGCAGGAGTCCTTGACTTTTTAATTGACGCCTTTGCCACAGTCTTTGGCGGTATCTTCAAATACATCGGCATATTTATCAGTTTCCTCGGCGACCTACTTGATGCCAACTCTTTTATTGGTAAAGGCATAGCCAAGGTCATTAACTTTATTGCCAGCATTTATTTCACCTTAGTTGAAAAAGTAAGCGGTTTCCTAGCCAAAGTGGTAGGTGCTTTGTATAACTTCTTAGAAGGTAACCGTAGGGTTTTAGAAGGCGCTCTTGATTTGTTTAATAATTTTGCCGAGGGTGTCGGTAAGGCTCTTGCTTTTATTCCACAACTTCTTGGACAATTACTTCAACAGGTTGGCGGTTGGTTAAATTCTATTGCTAAGTTGGTAGCAGATAAAGTTCAAGGCATCGCCGATAAATTAAGAAGCAATCCCCTTACAGCGTTTCTTGCTGACCCCGTTGAATCATTAGCAAAAGGCATAACCAAGTTAGGTGAAACCGCTAAAAAAACTGCTGACACGATTGCTAAACCATTTATTTCTTTTGCCTCTTCAATAAAAAATGCTACAAAACAAGTTATTTCGGATGGCGCCTTTGATTCAATACTTAACAAAGTTGCTAAAGTCCGCGACTCTCTTGTGGCTGTTAGCAAGTCGGCAAGCGGTTTAAGCGAAAAACAATTTGGAACTGACTTAGTTAATTTTATTTCTAGCGGTTTATCCAAGATTGGTTCTGTATCTCAAAAAATTGGTAACACAATTCTTGAAGTTACCAAGGTTCCCATCGCAGAAGGTTTAGTTCAATCAATAAGCGACGCTCTAACAAACATTGGCGGGTTTGTTAAAAAAGCGGGGGAAACGGTAATAGAGGCTGGTGACATCAAACTAGGTACAGAATTAGTTCAGTTGCTCTCTGATGCCTCAAAGATAATTGGTGGGGCAGTTAGCAAGGTTGGTGCTTTTGTCTACGAGTTAAAACAATTTGAAGTTGGCGACATTCTTGGTGACTTCATTGGTGATGTAGTTGATTTCGCAATTCCACAACTTGAAAAATTAGTCAATGTTATGGAGGGTCTCAAGGATGTTGAGGTAGGCAAGTTCCTAGTTGAGAACCTAAGTTCACTAAGCCTAAAGGCTGGAGAACAAATTCTTGGCTTTGCGGCCGCAGTTAAATCTTTTACTACTGGGGATGTACTAGGCAAAATTACAGATGCCTTTGGAGACTTAGCAGAAAAATTAAAAACAGGTCTTGGCTTTGGAGATATTCTTGAAGAGGAAAGAAAACGCGCTGAAGCCCTAGAAGGAATCAATGGCGAAGATGATGCGACCCTAGATGAGTTACAAAAATCTGCTGACCTCATGAAGAAGATTCGTGACGCTATGACCGCTGGTATTGAGTCAATGCGTGATGTCCTTACAGATTTACAAGATGCGGCGAAACAGTTTGCTGATTCTCTAAAAGACACCATTATGAGTTTTGCTGGTCTCAAGGGTGTTGAACTTCCTGATGGATTCATTCCAAAGGCTAAGTCCCTTATTGAAAATATGCGTATGCGTTTGGATAAGAGCCAACAGTTTGCTAATCAAATAACCCAATTACAAGCACTTGGTTTAGATGCGGGGGCAATTAAAGATTTAGTTGAATCAGGACCAATCAAGGGCGCTCAACTCGCGGCGTCAATTCTTGGCGGAGGCGCTGAAGCAATTGCACAAATCAATGAGATTCAAAAGTCGATTGCATTTACTGGTGCGGCGATTGGTAAGTTCGGTTCAGAGGCGGCGTTTGGTCAAAAGATTGCAA